CATAACCATATCGAATATTCCCCAGACTTATAATCCCAATCGCCTTGCAAATCCCAAACCAACAGCGCTACCATATCCGGCAGGGCTGCGATAAATGAGTCTGTGGCTGCACGAGCGTATTCAGCGCGCGTGCCTTTTTCGTCGTACACCTTGTTGATAGCGTCGAGGGCTACGGCCGCAATCTTGTCTCGTAGGTTATCCATATCAGTCTCCAATCTCGCCGCATGTGTCGCAGTATGCGGCCCATCCAGCATCTCTCATGACGCCCCCACATGGCTTGGGCTTATACCCGCGCGGTGCGTCCTCGTCGGGTTCCTCGTATCGCCCGCATGTTTCGCCTTCCTCGGTGCCGGGTTCTTGGCGGCCCTCGTCTGGGCCTTCTAGCTTCCATTCATCATATCCGGTGATATTCATGCCTTAGCTCCTGTGAGGGCCGCAACGACTGCGGCTGCGTGGTAGGTGTCTAGCGCCTCGGTGTTTGCGCATCGCATTGTATCATCCTCCAATCTAGCCGTGTGTCCAGTCTACCCATGCAATAAAGTTGTCGTGGCTGCATTTTTTGCACTCCACGCGAATAAACCTATCGCCGCGTGCGGTGACTTCATTAGCGCACGCAAGCGCCTGCGACTTCACGGCATTCAGTGTTGAGCCAGTGAACGCTTCTGTTTGTAGCTTCTTCATGTCATCCTCCAATCATTGCCAGCGTAAAGCCGGTGAATAGCTAAGACATCGCCCACGTCAGCAGCGCCAGGATAAGCACGGCAAGCACGCCGGATATTATCAGCGTTGGGCCGCTGGTATCAAGCCACGTTGGTTCATCGTAAAGGTCAAAGCGGTCTAGCTTTACGTCCACCTCCGCCGGGCTAAACCATGCGTTGAGGTCATCGCGGGTGGTAAACTCTGGCAGCGTGTCGTCTGCGTAGTCTAGGGGCTGTTTGCGTGCCATTATTCCTGATGCTCCAATATTGTGTGCGCTACGTTGCCAAGCGCTTTGATGATGACCGGCGCGACAGCGGCGCCAATGGCTAGGCCAAGGATGCCGGGGAGGATGTATCGGGTCATGGCTTGTCCTCTGCTAAAGCGGCGCGGGCATTATCCCATGTCCGCTCAATGCGGTCTTGATACATCTCTCCGCCAAATGGGCTGTAGTTGTCATTTAAATCCATCAGAGCGGCTAACGCGTCCCGCAGCCGCTTCACCTCAGCGCTTAGCGCATCGTGCAAATCTTTGCGCACGTAGCCCACGCCATCATCACCAGACTTGTAGTAGTTCTCGCGCCATTCGTCGGACACATGGCCCTTGCAGTGAATGAGGTTGATGCGTTCGGGACCAATCATGACCGCGCCTCCAGACGTGCCTTAACGACGATGACTGCATAAGCGGTTACGTCCAACATAAGGCCGACTCCTGTAGTTATAGGGGGCGTGCAGTAGAACACTCTGGCCTTCCAGCCTTTTTCTATTGCAGCGCCGTAGTCGTCGCAAGCGTCGCTAAATGATCCGTTGTCGCCTGCGTTTTTTCCTGGGAATCCGTCAGACCCGAAATCTGTCAGCGTTTGGTAGTATGGTTGAACAATCATCGTGTCTCTCCCGTTTGCGTTTCGGTGCCTCATACTGGCATGGTATATATACCTAGTCAAGCGCTAAATCAGATGTTGCGTATAGACTTACGCCATGCTAAATGTTGCCCATGAACAAAACAAAACTCAAGACCTTTAAGGTCGAACCCGACGTAGACGCCAGAATTACTGAGGCGCTACGCCTTGGAAATCGGTCCCTGTCTGACATATGCCGCGATGCGCTAATGCGCTACGTGCGGCGCGTAGAGAAGGAGCAAAGCAATGGGACGTAGAGCATCAGCAGTAGACGCCAATCAGGCCGTGATAGTCGCGGCGCTAAGAACCGCAGGGGCATCCGTGGAGCTATTACACAGCGTCGGCAAGGGCTGCCCAGACATACTGATAGGGTATAAGGGCAGCAACATTCTCGCGGAGATCAAGGACGGGTCTAAGGTGCCAAGCGCGCAGAAGCTAACCAGCTTTCAGGTAGGCTGGCACGAGGCATGGCGGGGCCAGGTTGACACGGTAAACAGCATACCCGCCGCGCTGGACCTTATCGGCATCAAGATGCGCGGAACAATTAGCTAGGAGAGATACAATGACTACTACCAAACAAGACGACACGCCAATGCAGGTTGTGCTCCCAGACCACACCAGCATATATGCAGCGATTGCGGCCTCGGCGCGCGAGGTTCGCGTTATCGGCAAGTCAGAGCGCAACAAGTTTGACGGCTACGACTTCGCCAGCATCGACAAATTCCTAATGTTGGTAAACCCAATTTGCGGGCGCAACGGCCTGTTCCCAATCATTGCACAGCGAGAGGTGGAATTTTACGACAACGTAAACTCCAAGGGCGGAAAGTCAGTTTGGGCGCGGTTCTTCTTCGATGTAACCTTATATCATAGCACAGGCCAAACGCTTGGCCCCGTCAACATGATGGTTGCTGTCCCAATGAACGGCGCACAAACTAGCGGATCTGCGCAAAGCTACGCGCTCAAGCAGTTCTTTCGGTCAACGTTGATGATTCCAACCGGCGATAAAGACGACGCAGACTTGAACGCAACGGAAACGCACCGATCGACGCCGCCCGCTGCGGCTAAGCCCCAGACGGTAACGCCTGACCAGTACATCAAGCTGCGCGACACAGCCGAAGCCGCTGGCGTTCCCGCTGAGAAGATTTGCGCCGCCTACGAAGCGCCGTCATTTGAGCAGTTTCCGGCAGACGCCTACAATAGCGCAATGTCACGGCTGCAACTAACCCTTGACGGGTTAAAGACAGCAACGCCTGCCGCAGACCTAGACGGCGATTCAATTCCATATGAGGGGAAATAATATGACACCTGCACTAAAGGGCCACAACAACCCACCTTGCCCGATTGAAGAGGTTGTCGCAGAATTTGACGCGGTTATTTCTGAGGCTACAAATTGGACGGACGGAGAGCCAGCCACGGACAAGGCCGGGATGCTGGCAGTAGATGCTGTTCTCAAGGAGTTCAAAACCTACAAATCGGCGCTGGTCAAGGCAGGCAAAGAGCGCACCGACCCGCTGCACAAGTCATGGAAGGCCGAGGTCGCCGCCGTTAAGGTTTACACCGACGACGCTGACCGGCTTCAATCCTCACTGGTGGCATCTGTTGCGCCATTTAAAGCCAAGCTGGCCGCCGACGAAAAGGAGGCGCAGCGTCTAGCGTGGGAGGAAACAAACCGCCTGCGCCGTGAGGCTGAAGCCATAGCCGCAAAAGCCAATGCCTCTGATGTTGATGCACAGCGCGCGGTTGCTGCCGCCAAGCAGGCCGCTATGGACGCCGAGGCCGCGACCAAGACGCAGGCCAAGGAGGGCGTTAAGGGGATGCGCAAGGTCCAGCGCCATGCAATTGAGGACCACCGCGCCGCGCTGCACTGGATTGCCAAAAATGACGGCGATGCAATGACAGCGTTTGTTGATGACTATGTGCGCCGCAATTATAAAACCAGCGTCATTGATGGCGTTAAGGTTTGGGAAGAGCGCGAGGCATACTGATGCGCCCAATCGACTGGCCCATAAACCTCATGCACCGCGCCGCGACTTTAGACGAGTTGCGGCGCATATGGCAGAACGAAATCAAGCCGGAACACCAGCGCGAGCCGGAAGTTACCGCAAACAGGAATATTTGCAAGATTAAGCTCGAAAGGGCGAGGGATTACCCCAATGGATAAGCCGCCACCGATACTAGTGCAGATGACGCCGCACGGCCTAAAACCATACGACCGACACAGCGAGGGGCTAATGGCCGGAGCGGTCAACGGGCAAGTCTTTACCGCCAAGCCGCGCAAGGGCCGCTCACTGCCCCGCAACGGCGCATATTGGGGGGGTCTAAACGCTGCCGTAGCCGCAACTGACGCTTGGCCTACTGCATCCCACCTGCACAACGACCTAAAGCGTCTGTGCGGCTATGTCGATGTGTATTACAACCCGCTGACCAAGCGCGACGAGGTGCGCGTACAGTCAACCAGCTTCGAGCGGATGTCGGAGCAGGAGTTCGCGGCCTATTTTACCCTGGCGCAGATGAAGTTCATCCAGGTGATGGGTTTTGACGCATGGCTGCAAAGAGAATGAGGGTTTTAGTCGCTTGTGAATATTCAGGCCGCGTGCGCGATGCTTTTGCCGCGCTGGGCCATGACGCGTGGTCGTGCGATATCCTGCCTACTGACGCGCCAGGGCGGCACTACCACGGCGACGTTAGACCAATCCTGCGCCAGCCTTGGGATTTAGTTATTGCCCACCCACCTTGCACGAGACTATGCAATTCCGGCGTGCGTTGGCTTGCTGAGCGCGACCTATGGGCCGACATGAGGGACGGCGCCGAGTTTTTTCTTGCATGCCTAAATGCTAATGCGCCTTGCGTCGCCGTGGAAAATCCCGTTATGCACAAATACGCGCGTGACATTATTTGACGCGGACCTGATTTCACTGTCCAGCCTTGGCAGTTTGGCGACCCGGCAAAGAAACGTACCTGCTTCTGGACGCGCGGGCTGCCTGCATTAACGCCGACAAGTGACATGACCGCCGCCGATGCGCGCGCAGATTGTCACTTAGCGCCACCTGGCCCGAACAGGTGGAAGGTTCGCAGCACAACCTACCAAGGCATTGCCAACGCTATCGCAAGGCAGTGGTCGCAATGAAGCGCACGCCCTTCACGTCTAAGCCAAAGCGTATGCCCCAGCAGTCGCCCAAGAAGCGCGCTTACAGGGCATCTAAGGCAGGCGCGGAGGCCATGCGTCACATGGGTAGGGTGAAGGCGCTAGACTGCGTGTGCTGCGGCGCTCAGGGGCCAAGCGAGGCGCATCATTGCAGATCCGACGGCATGGCCCGCGATGACCTAAAGACGATTCCCCTTTGCTATGAGTGCCACAGGGGCGTTACTGGCTATCACCTTGCCAAAGCGTCGTGGCATGACCGGCACGGGCGCGACTATGAGTTTCTGCCGCTGGTCCAACGCCTGCTAGGGCTGAGCGACTAAACAATCAAGGAGACGGACAATGACAAAAGACCGCGAGGAATGGCTCGTTGCAAACGTACCCGGCGTAAAGCGCGCGCGGGTTATAGGCGGCTGTGAGCTACTGCAGGGTAACTGCTTAGAGATTATGCCGGGGCTGGGGACGGTTGACGCAGTTGTGACGGACGTTCCATACGGGATAAGCCAAAAATCAGGCGGTTTGCGGCGATTAGATTATGGAAAATGGGACGGCAAAACTGCAACATCAGTAGCGTTGGCCGCTATGGCTGCGGTTGAAAACGTCCCAAGCGTTACTGCTTGGTGCGATTGGCGTCAACTATTAAAAATTGCTGAGGCTTTGCCCGGCCGATCTGAAAGACCTTTGACTTGGTCTAAGCCAAACCCGCCAGTCTTAAACGGGCAAAGGCTTTTTTTGTCCGCAACCGAACACGCATTTTATGGAAAAAAATCGGGCGCTTGGTTTTCTGGCGGATGCATAAAATCTTATTGGTTGGGGCCGCCACCGCCTGACAGGCAGCACCCAACTCAAAAGCCAGAATGGCTAATGAAACAATGCGTTCAAGCGACCGTTTCTCCTACAAGCGTTTGCTTAGATCCATTCATGGGCAGCGGCACAACCCTAGTTGCGTGCGCTAAGCTAGGCCGCAAGGGCATAGGCATAGAGCTAGACCCTGAATACTTTGACATAGCCTGCAAGCGCGTAGAGGATGCGTACCGGCAAGCGGATCTGTTTGTAGAGCAGCCTGCATACGAGCCGCCAACGCAGGGCGGGTTTGAAATGTAGCCTGCTTAAAAACAGCGAAGACCCGCCAGATTATTCCTGACGGGCCTTGCAATTTTGCCTTGGGGAGGCGATAACATAAGCACGACTAAATGCTAGGCTCATGATACATTGCGGGGGCGTAATGTGCAAGTGGCTTAGCCTCAACATAAGAGGCGACCATGAATAATCCAGAATTAAAGCCATGCCCGTTTTGCGGCGGTGTACCATATCTTGCGAATGTTGCTATGGCTGGCTGTTCGTATGTAGTTTGTACCGACTGCCGTATGCAATCTGACGACGGCAGCCGCAACCGCGTTGTAAATAAGTGGAACACCCGCGCCGCGCCCAAGGTCAAGCCGCTGGTGTGGAAGAATCCATTCTGCACAGAAGGCTCCGCTGCGGTTTCTTTTGGAATATATTATTTTATGTGGGATGAGGAAGTGCAATCTTTGTATGGTTCTCTTGAGCTTGGTGAATGTGAAAATCCGATTATTTTAGATCCATCTAATTGCGCGTCTGCCCAAGAGGTGATGGCCGTATGCCAAGCCGATTACGAGCGCCGTATACTTGACGCGCTAGAATGAGCAAAGCCCCTTCAATGCCTATGTATTGGGACGCATACCTTGCGGACACCACCCACCTCACTACAGAGGAACACGGCGCCTATTTGCTGCTACTGGCGGCGATGTGGCGGCGCAACGGCGTGGTCCCTGATAACGACAGGGACAATGCAAGAATACTTGGCCTGACCGTTGCCAAGTGGAAGCGAACTAAGGCGCGGCTTTTGCAGTTTCTTGTCGTAAAAGATGGCAACATTACGCAGAAAAAGCTGTTGGAAATTTGGGAAAACACGCAAGAAAAAATTGCAGTCAACGCCGCAAATGGTGCTAAAGGTGGACGTGCGGCCGCAAGCAAAATCAAAGACTTAAGCCAAGCGAACGCTGCTAATCCGGTTAAGCCAAAATCTACCATACCAGAACCAGAGCCAGAACCAATAGAAAGAGATGCTAAAGCATCTACAAAAAAACCGCCTGCCAAGCGGGGAATCTGCATCCCTGACAACTGGGCGCCGAACGATGTAAACATAGATCACGCCAACTCTAAGCAATTTACAGATGAGGAGATCCGCAATGAAGCAGATAAATTCAGAGACCACCACCTCGCTAAAGGCACCGCATCAAAAGACTGGAACGCAAGCTGGCGAACGTGGATTGCAAACTCAATCAAGTACGGCAATCGCGGCAACTCAGGCAATCGCAACGCCGACGCCACTTCACGCGCAATCGCTTTCGCAGGAGCAGCTAGACGCACACCGAGCGAAGATAGCTTTTGATGTTGAAATAATCATGGACGGATATTGGGACCGGCAGCCGCCAGCGCACGTCAAGGCTGGCATCCTGGCAGACTGGGCCGACGCGCTGCAAGACTGGTTGCCTGAGCAGATCCTCTATGCCCTTCGAAAGTGGCGCAGCGAGTTCCCCAGCAAGAAACCCAATCCCGGCCACATCATTGGCATTCTAAAGCAGCTTAGGGGCCGCGCAGAAGCGCAGAGGCAACCCAAGGCCACACCAGCCGAGCCAGAGCGCGTCCGCGTATCAGCCGAGCGGGCGCAGGCCATGTCTGACGAGGTGGCATCAACGATGCGTAAGTTTGGCGCAAAAGATGCAAATTAGCGCTTGCATACCGCCACGTAGTGTGGATAAGTAGGCGGGCGAATAGCTTAATATGAGAGCAATAGTTTAACACTAGCACACTGGAAACCAAATGCGCCTGTAAGCCGACGCGGTTGTTTCGGAAAAGAAGGCTTTTATTTTATACAAACAAACCGCCTCTGTGTGCGGATTAAAAAGCCCCTTGCTAATCCCAAAAAGATAGCAAGGGCAACCAACACTAGCACACATGGAGAGATACAATGACAATCCACCGCGCCGTAGTTCTTCCTTCTGGTTTTCACAATACGGGCAAACTTGTAACGCATAACGACCACCTAAGCACCCGCGCCGCGCCCAAGGTCAAGCCGCTGGTGTGGTCGCAGACAACGGACACGAAAAAATATGGCTTTCCTCGTCGCCGGTGGAGGGGCTTGGCTGGTTTGGGTGTTCAATATGTTATATGGGACTATGACAGGAGCGAAGCGGACCGCGTAGATGGCTGGTTCCTTGTTGGAGGCTTATCAACGTTCATCTTAGGCAGTAGGCACGACACCTTAAACCATGCTAAAGCCGCAGCCCAAGCCGACTACGACCGCCGTATACTTGACGCGCTGGAATGACTGACGCCCCAGAAGCCCTAGCTAACGCCTGCATAGGCTTCGCTGTATCATGGGCCGCTACATACTGGGTGCTAGGCTACAGCCCTGCGCAGAGCATTTTGGTGACAAGCATGTTCTTCGGCCTATCGTTCGGCAGGTCATGGGCGGTTCGCGCAATATTCAGGAGGTACAAAAAATGACTAGCCCATTTTTAGACAGTTTAACACCCGACCAAACTACCATGCATGACGCTCTTTGCGATAGCGCTCGGTTAGCTGGATACCGCGAGGGGGTTAACGCAGAAGTTAAATCCTTTTACAGCGGGAAGCCGCGACCAGTCTATGAAGGTGGGCATCTAGCCGGATTTAAGAAAGCGCGGCAGCGGATTGCTCAATCAAATAAAGAGCCTAACCCATTGGAACAACCCACCACACTTGCAGCCCTTAAGGCGCGCTACTACGCAGACCGCCGGTCAATGATAGAGGCGCAAGCCGCTGCTGGGCTTACGCAGACGCAGGCCGCCCGAAAGCTGGGCGTAGGCCGCACGGCGCTAAACAACATCATCAAACGCACGGGCATATACTGGCCCTATAGTAAGCAAGGAGTACGAACATGAGCGACGAAACATACAAGGCAAGCAATGCCGAACTGCGCCAGATTGTCGAGCGCATTGAGCGTCAACAGGCTGAAAAAGACGACGCTACTGAGGCGATGAAAGAAGTTTACGCGGAAGCAAAGGCGCGCGGCTACGATTCCGGCGTTTTGCGCAAGGTGGTAGCACGCCGCAAGCGCCAGGCTGATGACTTGGCCGAAGAAGAGGCCATTCTCGACCTGTACGAAACAGCACTTAAGGGGAGCATTTAAGATGGTTAAGCGTTTAGTGGCAAAAACAGGCCAATACGAAAAAGACGGTCAGACCAAGGGCCGGTACACCGAGGTGGGCATTATCATGAGCAACGACAAGGGCGAGTATTGCCTCTTAGACCCTGCAATCAACCTGGCTGGCATCCTTCTACAGCAGCAGGCACTTGCGGCGCAGACGGGCGGGCGCAGCGGCGATAAGGTCATGGTGTCAATCTTTGAAAGTGAAAACGGCGGCGGCGGTCAACAGCGGCAGTCAAACAACAGCGGATCCGGGGCGGGCGGCAGCGTCAACTCTGGGCGGGATATGGACCAAGACATTCCCTTTTGACATTGCCTTTATTATTAGCTTAGGGTAAGGTTAAGGGGCCAGATGCAAACGCTCGTAACGATTGTATCTGGCCTAACCACCAAGCCGGAGGAAGGGCTTTAAATGGCTAAAATATCAATACCACCTGTTGGCGGGCCTTACCAATGCAATCTATGCAAAGAAACTTTGGGTGCCGCCAAATTCTACGGTTCAAACCTATCTCGCTGCAAAGAATGTGTTAAAAAAACAGTTCGTGCGAACCGTGAAGCAAACATTAATTACTACAGAAATTATGATCGGAGGCGGTACCGAGACAATGAGCACAGACAAATTGCTGCCCGCAAATCCGCAATTTCTGAAGCAGGAATATCGGGGCGCAAAAGGTACAGTGAAAAGATTAAGGGAGCGCCAATAAAAAAAGCAAGAACCGCAATCGGGAATGCATTGCGGAGTGGAAAGATAACAAAAGCAGATGCATGTTTTTTTTGTCACAAAGATTGCGCCCTTCAAGCGCATCATTCAGATTATTCACGCCCTTTAGACGTTTTTTGGCTTTGCGCGTCGTGCCACGGCAAACTGCACACAATAAATGGCGATTTTCTCAAGGATTCTAAATCATGACCAATGACACAATGCGGGATAAAATGGCGGGTATCATTTCAAATAACGCTGGATATCATATTGATGGACGCGAGGACAAAATTGCCGACGCCATCATCGCAGCCTTGCCCGACCATGTAAGATGGGCCGCTGAACAATGGCACATGGAAGTTGCAAACCGTCCGCTTATAAACATCCATAGGCGCACTCTTGACGATACTTGGCGTAAGGTTATTAAGCACCACGGAGGAGACGACGTTTTCTTGTGCGGCCCAAAACATGACGATCTTGTAGAGGCCAAGCCATGACCAGCAACCCAATCATCCTAGACCTAGGGCCAGCAGCCGAGGCCATCCACGCTATCATGGCAAAGGATAACCGATGGCGTAATGTTGATGACCTGACGCTGGCGACAAAGCTGCCGCGGGACACGATTAAAAACATGCTGCACCGAATGGTCAAGGCTCATGTGATTACGATTAATCGTGTTGAGGCGTGCGGGACCAAGGAGTCAATTTATCAGTCAGAAAAGCACATGGCCGCGCCCAACATTCAGTGCAATGAGGATGCTTGGGTTGCCCATATGCCAATGGCGGGCATTAGGTCTACTCGACCCATTGGGCCAGTCAAGGACCGCGTTCGGGATCGAAGCGCCATAGAGGAGCGCAAGGAGTTTATCTTGCAAGCGCTCAAGGACATCGGCCCTATCAGCGTTGCGGGGCTAAGCAAGACGATTCCGCACATCAAAGAGGGTTACATCGCTGAGCAGCTTTACCGGCTAAGGTCGCAGGGGCTGGTGGCATACGGCGGGCAGAGAAATTCGGCAATATGGGAGGCTTTGTGATGGCATACGATAAGCAGGCGTTGGAAACGTTGTTGGCTAAGGTGGTTTTAGGTAACGTCCTTGCTTTAGATTTAATTGATGCGCTGGGTATGCACCCGACAGAAGCGTCATCAATTAAGGGCGGCTCAATGGACTCAGCTTTTGCGTTGCTTGAATCCGAATTGTCGGGGTGGCTATATTGGGGCGGATATTCTACCGGCGTGCCGCGAATTTTTTACTATGTTTGGCACCCTGATGCTGAATGGGAGCAATACAAAGGACGCGCTAACAATCCGTGCCATTCTCTTTTAGAGGCAATTCTTCGCGCCCTTATAGCACAAGAGGACACCCAATGACCAACACAACAGACCCTTATGCGCACGCGGAAAATCTGCGTCAAATGTCAAGACAACTAGACTTAATTCAGTGCTAAATTGTGCTGCAAGCCGCTGATGCTCTCACTGCCGCGCTTGACAGCGCAGACAAGGCTAAGATGGATGGATATAGGGAGGGAGTTCGCGCTTGCGCTTTAATTTCAAGGTCGCCACGGGATGCCTTTGATATGCTAGACTTCCTTGCAGGGGATCCAACCACATGACCGCCCCTACATACGCAGAGTGCCACGCAGCAGGCATGACCCGCCAGGAGTGCGCAACAGCAACGGGCAAGGTGTACACTAGTGTTTACAATTGGGAGAACAGGAGCGGCCTAAAATTCAAGCAGTCATACATCAGGGCCAAGGATATTCCAGAAGCCAAGCGCGCAGAGTATCACGAGCTATTGAGTTCTGGGATGTACCGGCGGCATGAGGTTCTGGAGATATTAGGGCTTGAGTATTTAGCCAGCTAGGCGCAGGGTGGTGACGGAAACTTAACATGAGGGAGATATGAGATGGCATTTTATGAAAAGCAAGGTGAAACAGATGAATGGTACACGCCAGCTTATATTTTTGATGCTTTAGGTGTTTCATTTAATTTAGACGTAGCTTGCCCGCCAGAAGGCCCCCGCCACGTGCCTGCCGACAAATACTTTAGCGATAAAGCGCTGGACCAGGAATGGTTTGGTATGGTGTGGATGAACCCACCATTTGGCCACCAGTCTACCAAGCGGCAATGGCTGGGAAAGTTTTTTAAACATGGGTGTGGAATTGCATTGTTGCCTGACAGAACTTCTGCGCCGTGGTGGCAAGAGTTTGCTCCTTTGGCACACGCTATTTTGTTTGTCGCGCCTAAAATTAAGTTTGAGCGACCAGACGGAACGCGCGGCGAGCAACCAGGGACTGGGACCACTCTTTTTGCAGTAGGGCAACCCGCTACTGACGCATTAATCCAAGCGTCTTGTTTGGGACAATCATTTAGACCAATAACGCGCAAGTAAACTGAACATAAAAGGGAGCAAGTCAATGACACCTGATATGATGGACCAGATAGAGCGCGCCAAGGCAGCCCAGCACAAGGGCGCCACACCAGCGCAGATGACAGCCGCAGGCATTCCGTCAGCAGCCGTGCTATACGTAACCCAGGGGAAGGTAGACCAATGCACCATAAGACAATAACGCAAGCGGCCAACGATTTTCGGATATGGCAGGCAGGAAACTCGGTAAAGTGGGATTGTACGTTAGCTGAAATTGCGGAGGAGGTTAAATTAACCCCCGTTACTGTTTCTTCGACATGCAAGCGACGCGGTTGGAGAACAAACCAATTGCAACGTGCCAATGGCAGGCACGGCACGTATGGGGTTGATGTTGCGATGCGCACGCCACATGGTCTGACGCGATAGCCGCTTGACATAGGGCGCGAATAGAATATTATTTAGAGAATACACCCGGCCAGCCTCTCAACGATGCGCACCTGGCCGGGTTACTACAATACCGCCCTTTGGTGGGTAAAGGTAAACGTCAATTAGGTGCGGTCGCTCAAACCTCTTGACACTTTATCCTCCTAAGCGCGTTGCTTAAACTATTGCGGCTATTCTCCCAAGGCCAAGCTAACAGCACACTCTGACTGGCGAGTATAGCCAGCGCACAGGCGGCGGAGGCGGGTTTTATCAGCCCTATCACCGCAGACGGGAAACGGCGTTACTTTCCTGGCGCATGGACCCGTTACCCACTTGATGCAAGCGCCGGAAGAGCGTAGCGTAGCGTCGTGGTGTAGGTTACAAGCTGCCCTTTGGCGGTGATTGTTTTTCTCAGCGACCAATTCTCACGAGTTGGCGTATGCCACCTGGAAGGGCGCATCTTACAATCACCCCCTAACGGCACAGCGCTCTACTTGATACCAAGGCCAGATAGGCATACAATAGCATGATGATATTCGAGCTGACAGATATGGATTTTGTGCGGTCGGCGATTTACAATGCGCTGGCTGAGGGCGTGTCTCTTGATGACGTTGGTCGCATGTCCCTCTATGCCGAGACACCAGAGGCGCTAGACGCAGCGGTTAACATTTTCATCCTGTCTATGCCAGAAGTTGAGCGAGTGCCAGAATGAGTGGTAGGCCGACCAAATACAATCCCAAGCATTGTAAAGCTGTAGTCCCGTACATGGAGCAGGGTTATAGTGTAACTGCATTTGCAGGATATCTGGGCGTATCGCGCTCAACCGTCTATTTATGGATGGAAGAGCATCCAGAATTTTCGGACGCCATAAAGCAAGGTATGGCAGCAAGCGCAATATGGTGGGAGGACTGCCTGCGCAATGTAGCCCTTAAGGGAGAAGGCAATGCGACAGCAGCTATCTTTGGCCTTAAGAACCGCGTTGCTGATGATTGGCGGGATAAGCGCGAAGTTGACAACACGTCCAGCGATGGCAGCATGGCGACTAAGCCTAACGTGATTGAGTTTATATCGCCGCAGGTTAGTGATGAAAGCAACGATTGAAGAAATACCCAAGATCACTGCTAACTTCGCCAAGCCAGCTAGAACGCGGGTATTCAAGGGCGGTAGAGGCGGTGGCCGCACAACGGGGCTTGCGAAGAGGTCTGCCCTACGTGTTTTCCAACTGGCGGAAATGGGCGTCGAGGGTGTATTCCTAGCATCGCGCGAACACCTCAACAGCCTAGACGAAAGCAGCATGGAGGAAATCAAGGCGGCCATTCGGTCTGAGCCGTGGTTGCTTGCATATTTTGACGTTGGCGAAAAATACATCCGCACTAAGAACCGCCGTATATCGTATGCCTTTGCTGGCCTGCGACATAACCTCGACAGCATCAAGTCTAAGGCACGCATCATTGGCAACTGGACCGATGAAGCGGAAAGCGTGTCAGACGTTGCATGGCGCAAGCTAATCCCAACGATCCGTCAAGAAGGCGACGGGTGGACCGCAGAGAACTGGGTAAGCTACAACCCCGAGAGCGCCGAAAGCGCCACGCACCGGCGGTTTATAGATGGCGGCGGGGATGATTGCATCGTTACTGACCTGTCGTGGCAGGATAACCCGTGGTTCCCTGACATCCTAAACAAGCAGCGGCTTGAGGATAAACGGCTTCGCGCCGATACCTATGACCACGTATGGGAGGGCGGGTTCCTTACCATTACGGAAGCCCAAATATTCAAGGGCAAATATGAGCTACTTGAATTCAAGCCTGGGCATAATTGGGATGGCCCGTATCAAGGCGTTGACTTCGGCTTTGCGCAAGATCCGACAGCGGCCAGCAGAGTCTGGATCTATGACCGCAAGCTATGGGTCGAGTATGAGGCGGGCAAGGTCGGGCTGGAATTAGACGACACAGCCGACTTTATCTGCGACCGCATACCAGACTTCGCCGCGTATGTTTCACGGGCCGACAGCGCGCGCCCAGAGAGTATCAGCTACCTTAAGCGCCACGGCCTGGCCCGAATGGCGAGCGTAAAGAAATGGCCGGGCAGCGTTGAAGACGGCATATCGTTCATGAAATCGTTTGAGCGAATTGTCATTCATCCTCGCTGCACTAGCACCGCGCGCGAATTTAGGTTATATAGTTACAAGGTTGATCGCAATTCAGGGGATATCATGCCCATAATTGTTGATGCGAACAATCACTACATTGATGAAATTCGGTACGCACTTGCGCCGATGATCCAAGCCAAGACGGCGCCACGAATAAGGACGCTCTAATATGCGGTTTCTAGGTGTGAACATCACGCGCGGCCAGGTGGCTACTGAGGCCAAGGAAAGCGCTGTAGGCGGGTCTATGGTGCTTAACCCCGGCCAGCCGGTGTGGATGGACCGAAACTATAAAACATTCGCCAATGAAGGCTATCAGAAAAATGTGGTGGTCAACCGCTGCGTGGCTTCCATAGCTGAGGCGATCGCTTCTGTGCCTCTAACGTACTTTCGGGGTGATGCTGAGGTGCTAGAGACGCCTCTTAGCGCGCTTATGACCAACCCAAACCCGATGGAAACGTATGCGGACTACGTGCAAGCTGTAGTCGGCTACCTGCTTATTTCGGGCAACACGTATCAGGAGGGCGTTACCGCGTCCGGTGCCGAGGTTAAGGAGCTATATGCGCTGAGACCTGACCGCATGAAAGTAATCGCGGGTGCTAATGGCTTGCCCCAAGGCTATTGCTATGAAGTCGGGGGCCGTAAAACAACATGGGAAGTTGACGTCCCCGCCGGTATCGTGCCGGTCTATCACACAAAGCTGTTTAACCCGATTGATGACTTCTATGGCCTAGCCCCTATTGAGTCGGGCGCATATGCAATCGACGTGCATAATCAGGCGATGGGCTACCTGCAGGCGCTATTGCAAAACAGCGCGCGCCCCTCTGGTGCCTTGGTGGCAAAGGACGGCGAAACCTTATCTGAAGAAAATTACAACCGGCTCAAGACGCAGATGGAAGAACAATACCAAGGCAGCGCAAATGCTGGCCGCCCCATGCTGTTAGAGGGCGGTCTAGACTGGAAGCAGATGGGAATGTCGCCTGTTGATCTTGAAATAATTGAGACTAAGAACAGCGCAGCGCGTGATATATGCTTGGCCTTTGGCGTGCCTCCCATGCTGATTGGCCTGCCAGGCGATAACACCTATGCGAACTACGCTGAAGCGCGCCTAGCGTTTTGGGAGGATACTGTCATTCCGCTGCTAACGCGCATTATTGGCGACTGGCAGACATGGCTTGCCGGTCCTGTTGGCCTTACGATTAAGCCCAACTTGGATGGAATTCCGGCTATCGTTGAACGTCGTGCGGTTCTCTGGGCATCATTGCAGGACAGCAAGGTGCTGACCGTGAATGAAAAGCGCGAGGCAATGGGCTATGAGCCATACTCGGGCGGCGACGTGATCTATATCGGTATGGGCGAGGTGCCTATGGGCGAAACGTTTGGCGCTGGTGACTTGCCTGATGTTGACGCTAAGGCGTTGGCTGAGATTGCTGGCTACACAACACGCAAGGTGGTGCCGATTAAGTGAAGTACTTGCTGGATAGCAAGCCAGAGCGGGAGGCTGCACGTCAGCGGGCGCTACTAGGTGCGCTTGAGCGCAAGTATGCCCCTATTGTGCGCGGCGAAATAGGCAGAGCGTCTGACATGATGGCTATGACCTACGCAGCAACAGGCAACGCCCCTACGCTGGTAGATAACCACCAGATAGAGCTTAAGCGCCTCTTTGAGGAAATGACCGGCGCGGCAATCACTGCATTCGGTGGGCGCATCGTCAATCAAGGCAAGAGCATGGGGCTAATACTTGAGGTAAAGTCATTTGCCGAGTTCTTCCAGCGCTTGGTTCTGCAATACATCAACCTTGAAAGTATGCGCCGCCGGATCACGTTCATATCGGAAACGACGCGCAATGATATTGTGGCTGAAATTGTCAGGGGCCAGAGCGAAGGCTTGGGCGTTGAAGCCATTGCACGGCTGATTAACCTACGCATCCCGGTTATATCACGCAGGCGCGGAGCATTGATTGCGCGAACTGAAACGCACGGGGCGGCTAACTTCGGCGCGGACCAGGCCGCACGGTCAACAGGCCTAGACATGCGAAAGCGCTGGATAGCTGTAGAAGATCCACGCACGCGCGACTTCGGCGAAGGCGATGGGGTTGTGGACGCGTTCAATCATCGCAGCATGGACGGGCAGATTGTAGACATGGACCAGCCGTTTAAGATGCCGTCACGTCGGTTTGGCACGCTGGATGCTATGTTTCCCGGCGATCCAGAGCTACCGGCAGGGGCAACAATTAACTGCCGCTGCGCCATTGCCCACACGGTTAAGGGCTTTGAAGATTAACCCTCTTTGCATATTTGCAATTCGTGTGATATAACGTTTGCAAAGTTGCAAAGTAGGCTGCGCACACATGCACATGAAATACCTAAACGCCGCGCTAGAGATTAAGCGGGAGCCTGATGAAGATGGCATCATTGAGGGATACGCTAGTGTCTTTGATGTAGTCGACAATGGCATGGACGTTATCGAGCGCGGTGCGTTTGCCAAGTCGTTGGGCACGGGCCGCAAGGTCAAGATGCTTTGGCAGCACTCTATGCAAGATCCCATCGGCGTTTGGGATGAAATTGCAGAGGACGAGCGCGGGCTACGTGTCAAGGGCCGCATCCTTAAGGAAGTGCAGAAGGGCCGCGAGGCTCAGGCGCTCTACAAAGCTGGCGCGATGGATAGCCTGTCGATTGGTTACGTTGCTAAGGAAGCAATGGCCGAGGGCAATGGCCGCGTGCGCCGCATGACGGAGATTGATCTATACGAGATCAGCCTGGTTACTATCCCAATGCTAGACGAGGCGATTGCGTCCGTCAAAAGCATCAAAACAATACGTGAATTCGAGAAAGCCTTGCGGGATGTTGGGTTTTCTCAGAAGGAGTCAAAGGCCATTGCGGCTGACGGCTTCAAAGGTCTTGCCAATCATCGGGACGATGTAGTCGGCGATATGGACCAAGCGGGCGCGATTGCCCTCATGGATCAAATCAAAAACTTAACGGAGCGTTTTAATGTCCGATGAAATCAATCTGAGCGAAGTCGCTAAGGCGGTTGCTGGTATCAACACCGGGTTCGAGGAGTTCAAAGCCGCCAATGACGAGCGGCTGAAAGAAATCGAATCTAAGGGCGCCGCAGACCCACTGCTGGACGCCAAGCTGATTAAGATCGAAGGCGACCTGACCAAAGCGCAGGAAGTTGCTGACAAGGCTGTCCTGGCGGCCAAGCGGCGCGAGCGGTTCTCGACCGATTCCAATGGTCAAGAGATTGACATGGAAGCCAAGGCGGATCGCTTTTCGCTCGAGCTTAAGCACGCTGTGGGCCGGTCACCTGTCGAAATGAAGGCGGCCAACGTTGCGGAATATTCGGCGGCATACAAGAGCCTGCTGCGCGCCAACTTCGACAAGGACATGATTAGCGACGTGGAGCGCAAAACGTTGTCGGTCGGTCAAGACAGTGCGGGCGGATACTACGTCTATCCCGACATGACCGGGCGCATCGTTTCTAAGGTGTTCGAAACGTCGCCTATGCGCGCCTATGCGTCTGTCGTGGCGATCGGCACCGACTCGTTGGAGGGCTACTACGACAACGAAGAGGTCGGCTTTGGCTGGGTCGCTGAGCAAGAGGCGCGCCCCGCTACAGCTACACCTGCATCCGGCAAGTATCGCATCCCGGTGCATGAGATGTATGCAATGCCCGACGCTTCGCAGTCGGTGCTGGACGATGCGCTGATCGACCTTGAATCGTGGCTTGACGGCAAGATCAGTGACAAGTTCGCCCGCGCCGAAGCTACTGCCTTTGTTACTGGCAGCGGTGTAGATAAGCCTCGCGGCTTCCTGTCTTACCCGGCTGGAACCGACCTGACGAACAGTGTTGAGCAAGTTAACACAGGCGTAAACGGTGGCTTCGCTGCCGCACCCAACGGCGGCGATGTGCTTATTACGGCTCTCTATGGCCTTAAGGCTCAGTACAAGGCCAACGCTGTTTGGTTTATGAACCGCACGACTGCCGCCCTTACGCGCAAGCTGAAGGACAGCGACGGTTCCTATATCTGGTCGCCAGGCATCGCAGCGGGTCAGCCTGCTACCCTGCTGGGCTATCCGGTTGCCTCGTTTGAGGACATGCCCAGCCCGGCGACAGGTTCGTTGTCAATTACTGTCGGCGACATGCGCCAAGCGTATCAGATTGTTGACCGCATGGGCATTCGGATGCTGCGTGACCCGTTCACCGCCAAGCCCAAGATCCTGTTTTACGCCACTAAGCGTACAGGCGGCGCCATGATTAACGGCGAAGCGATTAAGACGATCGCATTCAAGGCATAATCACTTGGCGGGGCTGTAATGGCCTCGCCTATTCTCGCCCCGTGATCCTGCTGGGCATCACACGCTGAAGGAGTAAATCAAATGCGTGACATTATTGCAAACATGGTAACGGTGGACCTTTCCACTGACACACTCGACGGCAATACGCCCAATCAATCCACGTGGCTTGATATGCTGGGCTTTGACGGCGCGGCAATTGAATTGCTGACCAACGCGGTCACTGATGCTGGTGACGGCGACGGCTTCACCGCCACATTGCAGCACAGCGACACGACTGCGACTGCAGATGCGGTTACTGTTCCCGTTCTGGAAACCACCACCGGCGCTAATTCGCTTCAGGTGACTTCTGATGCGTCTGACAACATTGTCGTCGGCGTCTTGGGCTACAACGGCAACAAGCGCTATCTGCGGCTGAACTATGTCGGCACAACAGGCACTGATGCAATTGTCCGCACAATGGCACGCCTTGGCAAACCGCACGTTGCACCGACTACCTACGTCGGCACCGCCATAGCCGCTACCTGATTTTAGCAGCGGGGCTGGTTAGCTGGCCCCGTCACTAAAACCAGAAGGGGTATATCATGGCGGTTCAAGCCAAAATTACACTGGCTTTAGGGTACCGCTGCGCACCTAATGGCGTTTTCGTGGAGACGTTTCCAGTCGGATCGGTTGTATCTGGGCAGGTTGCTGAATGGGCGCTTGCTGATAAGGCAGCAGCCCGCTTGTTTGATCCGCGCGCTGAGGCTAAAGTAATCACACAAGTCGAAACCAAATCGCCTTCCAAGCGCGGAAGGCCACGGAAGGACAAGAGATGAAAGTTGCAACGGTTAATGTAAAAGGTCGTGGGGAATTCTATTCTGAGGTGACACTTTCCCCGCCCAAAGAAACCCTTCAAGAGGCTATGCCAAAAGACGTTAACCCCGATTCTATTGATTGGTATTCTATGCGCGTGGTTTGTGGTCCCATTCAGAATCTTAAATCTCAATCGCGGCAGGCCACGGAAGGCTAAATAATGACGCTACGCCCAGCCAAGTTGCTGTATCAGTATCGAGGCCATAAGCAAACCACCGCGCCTAGCGTTGAGCCTGTCACTGCGGCTGAGCTTCGCACACACCTGCGCGAAACGGCTACTGGCCTGCCAGATACCGAAGCCGAGGGATATATCGCGGAGGCGCGGGAATACATCGAAGAACAGACCGGGATTGCGCTAATTACGCAGACCTGGTTGATGGCGTTAGACCGCTGGCCTTCAGGTCAGGAACCTTGGTGGAGTGGTACACGGCAAGGTGCAATCTCTAAGCTTGCTGGGCCTAGTCGTGAGGTCAGGTTGCCGCGTTACCCGCTGCAAAGCATTGATAGCGTGACTGTCTATGACGAGGCCAGCAACGCAACGGTCGTCAGTGTTGCCGCAACATTTGACGTTGATACATACCAGACGCCCGGCAGGCTCACGCTGAAATCTAGCGCCACATGGCCGGTTGCCTTGCGCGACACAAACGGCGTGGAGGTATCGTATATCTCAGGCTACGGCGATGCGGCAACTGACGTCCCGGCGGCTATTAGGGGCGCGGTAAGGCGCATGGCAGGCTACCACTACGCTAACAGGGGCGATGGGTGCGGCGTTGGCAATGCCTACACTATGAGCGGCGCTGAAACGGCCATGCGGGCCTATATGGTCGCGCGGATATAACGCATCGCTGATGCAAACTGAGAAGGTACTAAAATGGCTGAAATCGCATACACCCTTACGACCACTGACAAAGGCGACGCGCTCATTGTCTGGCCTAGCGTCACTGAGGCCGACACGTTTCAAATGTATGAGCTTGATAGCGCGGTATCGGAAATCAGCGTGCATATCAAAGGCACATTCGGCGGGGCAACGGTTATCGTGACCGGATCTAATCACGCTGGCACTACTGGCCCAACGCTTGAGCAGATTGGCAATTCGGCGGCGTCTACTACTACCGAGGATCTGTTTTCTATCCTTGACCGCCCGCTTGAGATTACGCCGAGCGCAAGCAGCGGCTCTTCGCAGAGCGTGTCAATCTACATGATGGTGCGCAACTAATGAACCGCCTGCGTCAAAGGCGTCTACGGTTTGGCGGTGGGTTTTCCCCGCTATCGCTATTTGCTGGCGGCGCGGAAGGCGCATGGTTTGACCCGTCCGACCTGACCACGCTGTTTCAGGACGCAGCAGGCACCACGCCTGTAACGACCTCAGGGCAGCCCGTTGGACTAATGTTTGATAAAAGCAAGGGGCTAGTGCTGGGGCCGGAGTTAATAACCAACGGGACGTTTCCCGTTAATGTTGCTGGCTGGTCTACCGCTGGGGGTTTGTCGGGCCAAGTAAGAGACACAATTATTTTTCCATCCGGTGGAATATTAATCACCTCTAACGGAAGTCTAGGGTCGTTTACATCTCAAACCTTAACAGGACTTGTAGTGGGCCAAACGTATCAGGTCGCCTGTAACGCCTATACACCCGGAACAAATGCCGGAACAGACACAGCAACAATCGGAACGCAAAACGCAAGTTTTAATTTGCAAGGGACAGCGCTTAAACCGGGACGGGACGTTGTGCAAAACCTTTCAATAGTTTTTGTTGCAAGCGGGGCGTCGCAAGATATTTATTTGTCTGTTGTATCGTCTAACCTTTCGAGGTGGGGAAACAACGGCTCTGAGTCTTACTTTGACAACATTTCTGTCCGCGAACTCCCCGGCAACCACGCCACTCAGGCCACAGGCGCAGCGCGCCCGACATACACCGAGGGCAGCGGGCTGGCGTGGCTGGCGTTTGATGGCACCGGTGACGCTATGGCGACGGGCAATATCGACTTTACTGGCACAGAAAAGATTAACGTCTTTGCGAGTGTAAGAAAACTGTCAGACGCAGGTGTTGGGATGATTGCAGAGCTTGCTACTGGGACCGAGTTTTTTATGGCTGGTCCGCAATACGTCGGGCAACCAGATTACAGCTTCAGAAGCACGGGCAGCATTGGGGTTGAAGCCCTTATCTCAGGTTTTTCCGCCCCGACAACAGATGTGATTACTGGTATCGGCGATATTGCAGGGGACAGCGTATCAATTCGCGTCAACGGCGCCCTGCGGACTACTAACACTGGCGATCAAGGGTCGGGTAACTTTTCCAATTCTCCAATTTTTATTGGGGCAAGGAATCAAAGTAGTTTCTTCTTTACGGGCAATTTATACGGCTTTGTAGCCCGTGGCGCTCTATCAACTGCTGCCGAAATTGCAGCAACAGAAGCCTACCTTGCCGCTAAATCTGGCGTTACACTATGAGAATATCCATAGCCTGCCCCGCTGCTTTACGCGCTGACGCTAACCACTACGCAATGGTATTGGGCTACGGCCCCGCTGATGCCAGAACATACGGCGCGGCGTCTTGGCAGGACGCAGGCGGCAACCTATACGCCTGCGCTTCATTGCTGGTCGGCGCATCCTTCACGACCGTTGCACAAGACACGCTGACACGCCCAACGTGGGACGCTGACAGCATCATAGACATGGCGGCGGCTAACCGTGCGCAAGCGGCGCTAGTGTTTTCTGGTGCGCCTGTAACGGCCATGCCTGATAAGCTAACCGCCTGCGTAGGTGACAATGCGCTGGCGGTGTTGGCCGCAATGGGCCTAACGCGGGTTGAGGCGGAGCCGTAATGCAGACCTT